AGCTCTTGAAGAACCCTCAGGCATCCGGGCCTGAGGCTACATATCAGGGACGCAACCGGCGCGGCGCCGGCGGCACCAACTACACCGGGGATTGAGGGGGAAGGACATGATTTACAACAGCGTATCGGGTGCAGTAGTTGCCGCTCTGGCGGCAGGTGAGAAAGGCGCTGCGAAAGGCCAGGCATGGCAGAAGCTCTACAAGTCGGCGGAAGAGGAGGGTGGTTGCCTGGCTTCGTTGGGAGGGGGTTCAGGTGGCTTTGACCGGGACCAAGTGGATTACTGGCTGGCTGCGCGCCTGCATCACCTGCTCATTCCTCGTCACTGGAGCGCCCTCAATGCGAAGTACGCCACCAACAAGGCGAAGCGGCTACAGGGCATCACGGCTATTGCGCCGCTGATTGCTAGCCCGGCGCCTCAACTGTTCATCTACAAGGCCGTGACCACTTGGGCCATTCCGAAGCTAAAAGGTGCGCGCCGTAAGGGGCCGCGCTCAGTGGCAGTTGATATTCCGCTGGGCGCGCCTGAGTGGCGCCGCGAGAGCCTGGTCAATGCTGCTTTGGCCGCCGGCCAATCTGAGCGAAAGAAGGCCGAGGCTCTGGCCGAGGATCTGGTTGTTCTGCCAGACAGCTTCTACGACATGAACACCTGGGACCTGGATGCTACGTCGGAGCCCACGCGCTACCGCTGGCGGGCCGGGATCAAGGAAAAGCTGGATGGCATGATCAACGACTCTTTGCGAGAGGTTCGGGCTATTCTTGAGGCAGAAGGCCTGCTGGTCAAAGACGCCGCATAATTGTCTATTGACATCAGTGAGAGAGTGAGAGAAATTATCCCCATCCTGTCATTCCTGCGCGTGTTGAGGAGTGCAGCAATAGCCCAACCGCCAAAGTTGGGCTTTTTTGTGAGCGCGAAAAAATTTGAGTTATCGTTCTTTACCACGCTAGTTTCTCTGGTAGCAGTTCTGGGGCCATTTTCGTATGGGGTGCTGGCACTTTACGAGATCGGCAGACTTGGATACTTCAACGCTCCTGTCGAATTCTTGCAACTCGGCTCATTCGGCTTCAGTGATGTGATCCTTAGAGCTTACCCATCGGTTCTACCTATGGGAGCGGTGGTAGCTTTAGCGATGAGAGCTATTTGGATGAAGGGAGTGCACCGGGTTTATGCTGTTGTACACACCACAGGAATGATGTCGCTGTTACTCTTCTATTTAGTAATAAACCCAAATTGGAAAATTGCTTGGGGATGTGTGGCCTCAGTTGCTGTGCTGTTTTGCCTGTTCAAGAGCCCACCTACCCCTGCTTCATTAGGTAACGAGGCTGAGCCAGAGGCGAGACCTGCTGAGACTCAAGACGAAAAATTCTGGCGAATCGCTCGAGTAGCCCCGATTTTCGTGCTTATGGCAATGAGCTTGGCTTGGATGGTTGCTGCGTATGGTGCAAAGAATGCTGAGATCGAAACTTACTACTGGTGCACCAAAGATGAGGTTGTTCTTGGATTTTACGGGGACAAGGCGCTGACGTCTCGGCTACAGGATGGTGCCATTGGGCACACGTTCTCTATTCGCGATGTAAAGACTCTTAGCGATCTCAGCTATCAGAAAATCGGTCCACTTAAAGTTAGTCCAATGTGGCAGCCGTCGCTCGGGCGGTAATGTAACGAATTCCATCATCATTAATATGATGAAGTAAGAACATCCCCTGGCCCGCTATTAGCGGGCTTTTTTTCATGGAGCTTTCAATGGACCCGACCGACTTCGGCCCAGGCACAGCCACCTGGCTGGGTGGAACGGGCACTGTACTGCTGGGCGGCTTCCTGTGGCTGCGCAAGTGGCTGTCTAGGGATGCCACTGATAGGGCCATGGACACCGCTGATATCGGCGTCGTCCGGCGCCTGAATGAGCTGCTCGACATCGAGCGTGAGGCCCGCAAAGAAGCCGAGGCCCGCGCAGATCAATTCGCCAAGGAGCGAAACGACCTCGCGGCCACTGTTGGCCGAATGGAGGGGAAGATCGAGGCATTGACCAGCCAAGTGGCTGGCCTGACAGAGCGGGTAACGTTGCAGAGCGATGAGATCGCTCGCCTGCGCCTCAAGCTTGGAGGTACATCTTGATGGACAGATGCTCACTGGAGTTCATTGCTCGGCGCTGGTGGCGTCGGGCAGAGGTCTGGATCATTGCCGTACTGCTGGTTGCCGGTGGCGCGGTGCTGGGCTGGCAGTCGGCGTATTGGGCCATGGCTAGCACCCAGGCTAACCAGGTGAAGCAGATCCGCGAAGCCTACGACGCCGCCATGACCGAGCGCGACAAGCGCCTAGATGAGCTGACCCGGAAGGCCGAGAGCGCCGCGACGAAGGCGTCGAAAGCAGCAACTACCGCGACCCAGGCAGCCGACAAGGCTGATGAGGCGCTGAATCGAGTGACCCAGTGATGGCCAGGCTTAAAACGCTTGGCTCACGGATCAAGGAAAGCGTCGGCTCACGGGTCAAGACTGTGTCGCCGGGCAGCTGGCGAAGCGGCATGACAAGCTCCCAGCGGGGCTACGGATACAAGTGGCAGCAGGCCCGAGAGCGGTACCTACGCGACAACCCGCTGTGCGTCTACTGCGAGCGAAACGGCCGCATAGCGGCGGCAAGGATTGTCGACCACATCGTTGCTCACCGTGGAGACATGGTTCTCTTCTGGGATCAGGCCAACTGGCAGAGCCTCTGCAAGCCTTGCCACGACTCCGTCAAGCAGGCCGAGGAGGCGGCGGGGCTGGGTGGCTGACACGCCAGCGGATTGCCGAAACCCAGCCCGGCGTTATAGAGGCACGCCATTGACGTGCTGCGAAAGGGGTAAGGGGGGTCAAAAGCTAGGGATTCTCATATAGCTAGACCGCCACCGACCCCACGTACACATTTTTTCCCGTTTCAGGAAAAGTTAACCATGGCTTTAACCGACAAGAAGCGGCGGTTTGTTGACGCTTTGCTGTCGGGGGCCACAAATCGCGAGGCGGCGCTCGCCGCTGAATATTCCGAGAAGACCGCGTCGCAAGCGGGCTCCAAGCTTGCGAAGGACCCCGATGTCCTTGCTGAAGTCGGACGCCGGTTGAAGCAAAAGCAGGCTTCCAGCACCGAGGTTAAACCCTCTCGAAAAGTTAAAGCTGAACAGCCGCAGGTTCAGCAGGCTGATGACCTGTCGCTAACCGAGACCGACGATCCGCGCGCCTTCCTGACTGAGCTAATGAACGCCGAAGGCGCCGACCTGCGTATGCGACTGGAAGCGGCCAAGACGCTGATGCCTTATGTGCATGGCAAGGTCGCCGACCAGGGCAAGAAAGAGCAGAAGGCGGAGGCCGCCAAACAGGTCGGTAAAGGCAAGTACTCCCAGGGCAAGCCACCCCTCTCCGTAGTGAAGAATTGACCTATGCAATGGACAACAGCCTGCCCGGATTGGTGGAGGTGCCTGGCTGCGGGCGAATCAATCATCCCTGAGCCGCTGTTTCCAGAAGAAGCTGAAGCCGGCCTCGATGTGTTCAAGGGGCTGAAAATCGTCGATGCCCCGGGCAGCCCCACCATTGAGGCCGCCTGCGCACCGTGGGTCTTGGCATTCGCCGGGGCCATCTTCGGCAGCTACAACAGCGAGACCGGCGAGCGCCTGATTCGGGAGGTGATGCTTTGCATCCCCAAGAAAAATAGTAAATCGACGATCGCCGCCGGGATCATGCTGACGGCGCTGATCCGCAACTGGCGCCTCTCTGCTGAGTTCATCATCCTCGCGCCGACCAAAGAGATTGCCGACAACTCGTTCATCCCGGCCAAAGACATGGTCAACAACGATGACGAGCTGAAAGCGCTGCTGCATGTGCAGCCGCACCTGCGGTTGATCACCCATCGCGAGACCGGCGCCACCTTGAAGGTGGTGGCTGCGGATAGCGACGTGGTTGGCGGCAAGAAGGCGGTCGGCGTCCTGATCGATGAGGCCTGGCTGTTCGGGAAGAACCCGAAAGCCGCTGACATGATTCGCGAGGCTACTGGCGGTCTGCTGTCGCGACCTGAAGGCTTCATCATCTGGCTGACGACCCAATCGAACGAACCGCCGGCCGGTGTGTTTCGCTCCAAGCTCAACTATGCACGCGGCGTGCGTGATGGCCGGATCGACGACAACCGCTTCTTGCCGATCATCTATGAGTTCTCTCAGGAGATGATCAAGAGCGGCGAGGCGCGGAAGCCTGAGAACTTCCACCTGGTCAATCCGAACATCGATTACTCCGTTGACCGGCCTACGCTTGAGCGCCTGTTTATGCAGGCTGAGCTGGACGGCGAGGCTGAGCTGCGCGGCTTCTTGGCCAAACACCTCAACATCGAGATCGGCCTTGCGCTGATGTCCGACGCTTGGGTCGGGGCGGAGTTTTGGGAGGCGCAAGCTTCAGCGTGGCTCAATCTCGATGAAATCCTCACGCGATGCGAGGTCATTGATGTTGGCGGTGACGGCGGTGGTCTTGATGACCTGCTCGGTCTTGCCGTGATGGGTCGGGAGGCGGGAACCCGCAGGTGGTTCCACTGGGCTCACGCCTGGGCGCACCCTTCGGTGCTGGAGCGCCGCAAGTCAGAAGCGCCGCGCTTGAGGGATCTAGAAAAGGCTGGCGACATCACCATTGTGGATCGAATAGGTGATGACGTTGAGCAATTCGCGGCCATCGTGGCCCGCGTCAACGACACCGGGCTACTCGACAAAGTCGGTCTCGACCCGGCCGGCATCGGTGCAGTACTCGACGCGCTTGCGGATGCAGGCGTTGAGGAAGACAAGATCGTGGGGATCTCTCAAGGCTGGAAGCTCACCGGCGCAATCAAAACGACGGAACGCAAGCTTGCCGAGGGCACGCTGCTCCATTGTGGTCAGCCGCTCATGGCCTGGTCCTGCGGAAATGCCAAGGGCGTGCCTTCAGCCAACGCCTTCTTGATCACCAAGCAAGCATCGGGCACCGCAAAGATTGACCCGCTGATGGCTACATTCAACGCCGTTTCGCTGCTGAGCCTGAATCCAGAGGGCAGGGGCGGAATGGACAATTTCATGGCAGGCATTCGGGATCCACTGATCGCATGAACGCATTTCATATTTTCATCGCCTGCGCAGTGATCGCTTTCTGCCTGGCATGCGGCGGGGTCTGGATGCTGGCCGGTACCGGCTGGGCTTTGCTGGCGGGATCACTGAGCTTCTTCTGCATCGCCGGCTTCATCCGCAGAGGGCTTGTCAGTGATTAGAACCCTATCGCAGGCGTTGGGGGCTGCTGCCACCAAGCCTTCAGCCAGTATGAGTGAATGGCTGGGCAAGACTATCAAGCTGTCCGATGGAGGTTTCTGGAGTGCTTTTAACGGCGCCCAGTCCAGTAGTGGAAAGTCAGTCAGCGTCGATAAGGCCATGCGTCTGTCCACGGTGTGGGCATGCGTCCGCATCATTTCGACCTCGGTGGCTGGCTTGCCGCTGAGCATCTACCGGCGCATGCCGGATGGCAGCCGAGAGAGCGCTCGCGACTTCCCGTTGTACGACGTGGTGCACAACAGCCCCAACGAAGACATGGCCGCCTTCCACTTTTGGCAGGCAGTCGTCGCTTCGATGCTGCTCTGGGGCAACGCCTATTGCGAGATCCACCGCTCTGCTGGTCGCGTCATCGCCCTGGATTTTCTGATGCCATCGAGAGTCGACCTCGAGTTCGACGATGATGGACGACTCAGGTATTTCTTCAGGCCCCGAAAGGGCGCCCGCCGAGAAATCCAGCGGCAGGACATGCTGCACATTCCGGCCTTTACCCTGGATGGCCGAGTCGGCCTTTCAGCTATTCGATACGGCGCGGATGTGTTCGGTTCGGCGATGTCGGCAGACGATGCCGCTAACAGTACCTTCCGCAACGGCATGATGCCCACTGTCGCGTTTTCGGTGGACAAGACGCTGAACCCCGCTCAGCGCGTTGAGTTTCGTGAATACGTGAAGACGATCTCCGGAGCATTGAATGCCGGCAAGAGCCCCGTGCTCGAGCAGGGTGTGAAGCCGGAAATGATCGGCATCAACCCCGCCGATGCGCAACTGCTGGAGTCGAGAGGGCACAGCATCGAGGAAATTTGCCGCTGGTTCGGGGTCCCACCTTGGATGGTGATGAAGACCGACAAGGGCAGCAACTGGGGCACAGGACTGGAGCAGCAGCAGATCGCGTTTCTCACCTACTGCATCATGTCCTTCACAGCGCCAATCGAGCAGTGCGTGAACAAGTGGTGCATGACGGCGGTTGACCGGATCAAGTTTTATGCCGAGTACTCGCTTGAAGCATTCCTGCGTGCGGATAGCGCGGGCCGTGCGGCCTATCTCAGTACGATGGGGCAGAACGGCTACCTGACCCGAAACGAGGGGCGGCGGAAAGAGAATCTTCCCAGCATGCCTGGTGGCGATGTACTGACCGTGCAATCGAACCTGGTGCCGCTGGACCAGTTGGGCAAGCAAAACGATGGTCAGGCCGCACGGGCCGCACTGATGAACTGGCTGCAAGAGCCGGAAAGCAAATCTCGGGAGTAATCCATGAAACACAAGATCCAGTCTCGCGGCCTGCGCAGCGAGATGAGCCCGCGCGCGCTCGACAAGTGGAATCCCGCGATCCAGGCGGCCGTTGAGAACACATCGGACACCATCACGGTGTACGGAGTGATCGGTGAAGACTGGTACGGCGAGGGGGTCACGCTGAAACGAATCGATGCCGCGCTGCGTGCTATCGGCGAGCGCGACGTCACCGTTTACATCAATTCGCCCGGCGGCGACATGTTCGAAGGCATTGCTATATACAACCGCCTGCAAGAGCACAGTCATGAGGTCACCACCAAGGTGCTCGGCATGGCGGCCAGCGCTGCTTCGATTGTCTTCCTGGCTGGCAAAAAGCGAGAGGTGGCCAGTAGCGCCTTTCTCATGATCCACAACTGCTGGACCTGGCTCGCCGGAAATCGCAACTACCTGCGCGATATCGCCGCCGACATGGAGGAGTTCGATGCCGCGATGGCCGATCTCTATGCCGAGACTAGCGGGCAGTCGGCAGAGGACATGGCCGAACTGATGGACGACGAAACCTACATCCGTGGCAAGCGTGCCGTGGAGCTTGGCCTGGCTACTGGGCTGCTGTCGTCCACCGAGGTCACCGAGCGCGAAACCGAAGATGCCGCCCAAGCCAATGCACTCAAGGCCATGGATGTAGCCTTGGCCAAGGGCGGCATGCCTCGCTCCGAGCGCCGAGAACTATTCGCCAGTTTCAAGTCCGGCATGCCTCGCGCTGCCGGCGGGGGTACGCATAACGCTGCCCCGCCCGATAAGCCCCGCGCTGTCGCGCCAGACCTCTCCGCCTCTCTGAGCGCGGCAACCAACCTCCTCAATTCTCTGAAAGGAAAGTGACCATGGACTTTGAAGCCCAAGTCAAAGAACTCAACGCCAGCCTCAAGGGCATTGGCGATCAGATCAAAAGCCAGGCCGAGGCGACCGAAAAGCAAATCAAAGCCTCCGGTGAAATGAATACCGAAACCCGCGCCAAGGTCGATGAATTGCTGACCAAGCAAGGCGAGCTTCAGGCGCGCCTGGGCGAGGCCGAGCAGAAGCTTGTCAACGCAAGCCGGGATCGCAGCCATCAGGAAGAGCCCCAGAAATCGGTCGGCGCTCTCGTGATCGAAAGCGAAGAAATGAAGGATATGAACTCGTCCTTCCGTGGTTCTCGTCGGGTCTCCGTGCCGCGCGCGGCCATCACCACCGCAACCGGTGGTGACCTGGTGCAGACTCAGCGCTTGCCGGGGATCATTGCCCCGCCTCAACGCCGATTGACCGTCCGCGACCTGGTTGCTCCGGGAACCACTGAATCGAACTCCATCGAGTACGTCCGTGAAACCGGCTTCACCAACAACGCCCGTACGGTGGCGGAGAACACGGCCAAGCCGTACTCCGATCTGACCTTCGGCCTGGCCACTGCGAACGTGCGGACCATCGCCCATTTGTTCAAAGCCAGCCGCCAGATGCTGGACGATGCCAAGGCACTGCAGAGCTA